TTTTTAGAATATGTTGCAAGACCTCAAACGGCAGAAGTTTTTTTTGAAGATGTACTTATGGCAATAGCATTTTATGGTATGCCAATACTTGCGGAAAATAACAAGCCAAGATTACTTTATCATTTAAAAAGAAGAGGATATAGAGGCTTTTCTATGAACCGCCCTGATAAATTACGAGGTGCGTTGTCTAAATCTGAAATAGAATTAGGTGGTATACCTAATACGTCAGAAGATATAAAGCAAGCTCACGCGGCTGCAATTGAATCTTATATAGAAGAAAACGTTGGTAATAATGGAGATAACCACGGAAATATGCATTTTCAAAGAACATTAGAAGATTGGGCTAAATTTGATATATCAAAGCGTACAGCTCATGATGCATCTATTAGCAGTGGGCTAGCCATAATGGCTTGTAGAAAACATTTATACCGCCCACGACAAGAACGAACAACAAAAAAACTTAATTTTTCATTCTCTAAGTACAAGAATGAGGGCGATCAAAGTACGCTAATTAAATAAATATGGCAAAAATAAAAAATAAGTATTCTCAATTTCCTAGTCAAGCTGTTTCTGACTCTGAGAAAAGAAGTATTGAATACGGTACTGCGGTAGCCACAGCTATAGAACAAGAGTGGTTTAATAGCGGTAATGGCAGTCAGGGCAAGTATTACGAACTTAAAGATAATTTTCATAGGCTAAGATTGTATGCACGAGGTGAGCAATCAATTAGAAAATACAAAGACGAATTTGCAATTAATGGTGATTTGTCTTATCTTAATTTAGATTGGAAACCCGTGCCTATCATACCTAAATTTATTGACATTGTGGTTAACGGTATGCAAGATAGGTTGTATAACGTTAGAGCTGTTGGGGAAGATCCAATATCTACAGGTCAAAGAACTCAATATGTAGAAGGTATACAAAGAGACATGAACACTGATTCCATGCTAGAGCTTATTGAAAAGCAATTAGGCGCAAATGTAAGGAATATAGATAGAGAAAAATTGCCTGGGTCTACGGAAGAATTAGATCTTTTTATGCAACTCAACTACAAGCAAGGTATTGAAATTGCGGAAGAGCAAGCTATACAAAATATATTTAATCAAAATAAATATGATTATATAAAGCCTAGAGTTGACTATGATATAGCTGTATTAGGCATTGGAGCAGCAAAGCACTCTTTTAATAATACAGATGGAATAAAGCTAGATTATGTTGACCCTGCAAATTTAATATGGTCTTATACAGAAGACCCTTATTTTTCAGATTGCTATTACTTTGGCGAAGTAAAAACAATAAAAATAAATGAACTTAAAAAACAATTTCCTCAATTATCAAATGAAGAAATTGGTGATCTTGCTAAAAAAAGCAATGGTTATCAAAATTATAATATAAATTATAATGAACAAGGAAACCAAAGTTATGACAATAATATTGCAACTGTGCTTTATTTTAATTGGAAAACTTGGGAAAAAAATGTTTATAAAATAAAAGAAATATCTTCTGGCGCTGAAAAAGCAATAGAAAAAGATGATTCTTTCAATCCGCCAAAAGATAAAAGAACAAGGTTTGAAAGAGTAGCAAGGGCACAAGAAGTTATATATGAAGGAGTTTATATATTAGGCGCTAATAAACTATTAAAGTGGAAGAAGGCAACCAATATGGTAAGACCGCATTCAAATACTAATAAAGTATTAATGAATTACATAGTGGCTGCTCCAAGAATATATAAAGGTAAAATTGATTCTTTAGTTTCAAAAATGACACCTTACGCTGATTTAATTCAGCTTACACATTTAAAGCTACAACAAGCAATACAGAGAATGACTCCTTCGGGAGTTTATATAGACGCGGATGGGCTTGCGGAAATTGATTTAGGCAACGGTACTAGCTATAATCCTCAAGAAGCATTAAACATGTACTTTCAGACAGGATCTATTATAGGTAGATCATTAACCGTTGAAGGCGATCCAAATCCAGGTAAAGTGCCAATACAAGAGCTTCCGGGTGGCGGGGGTAATCAAGTACAATTATTAATTGGCGCTTATAATCAATATTTGCAAATGATAAGAGACATCACAGGGCTTAACGAGGCGCGTGATGGCTCTGATCCTGATCCTAAGGCTTTAGTCGGTGTACAAAAAATGGCTGCCGCTAATAGTAATGTAGCAACTAGACATATATTAGACTCTAGTCTTTTTATTACTATTACTTTAGCTGAAGCAATATCAACAAGATTTAAAGATGTTTTAGAATTTCATCCAACAAGAGACGCTTTTATAACGAGCTTAGGTCAATTTTCCGTAGGGTCTTTGAAAGAGTTAAATAATTTGCATCTTCACGATTTTGGTATATTTTTAGACCTGCAGCCGGATGAAAATGAAAAAGCTGCTTTAGAGGCTAATATACAAATGGCTTTATCTCAGCAAAGTATATTTTTAGAAGATGCTATAGACATTAGAGAAGTTAGAAATATTAAACTAGCTAATCAATTATTAAAATTTAGAAGATTAAAGAAACAGGCTGTAGATCAACAAGCTGCGCAGGCTGCCTCAGTAGCTCAAGCACAGGCTCAAGGGGAAGCGCAAATTGGTATTGAAAATGCAAAATCACAAGCTGCTCAGGTCAAAGCCGATTCTGCTATTCAAATATCTACTGCTGAAAACGAGTTAAATATTAAGAAAATGCAATTTGAAGCTGAAACAAAAAAGCAGCTTATGCAATTTGAATATGATCTTAACGTTAAATTAAAAGAATTAGAATTATCTGCGCAAAAAGAATTAGTTGAAAAGCAATCTGAAACGCAAGAAAGAATTGCTGATAAAAAAATATCAGTAAGTTCTATAGCTGGACCACCTAAAACAGAAAAACCTAAAAAGTCATTTGAGTCAAAAGGCAACGATGTGCTAGGAGGTTTTGATTTGTCTAGGTTTGAAGCAAAATAAATTAAACTATTATATTATATCTTATGGAAGAAAACATTGAAGTAAAAGCGGTTGAAGTTAAAGAAGAAACTTCACCTCAAGAACAAGAGGCTGCGGTGCTTGAACAAGCAATAGAAAGTGGCGAAGTAGATTCTAACTATGGGTTTCAAGACGATGGCGTATACCGCGTGAATGTTGACACCCCTCCAACACAAGAAAACAATGCCAGTGAAGAGCAAAGCGCAGATGAGGTATCTGTACGCGACCAACCCGAAGCTAGCCAAGAAGTTCGTGAAGAAAACGAGCAAGAAGGCATTGAAGAGCTTACCGAACAAAGTGAAGAAAAAGAAGAGGAAGCGCTAGAGGCTGCGGAAGAATCTAAAGAAGAAATTGTACAAGATACTGAACAAGATGTTGTACAAACAAACGAATACCCTGAAGATGTTCAAAAGTTAATAGAGTTTATGCAAGATACGAATGGTACTCTAGAGGATTATGTTAATCTTAATAGAGACTATTCTAAAATGGATAATACTACATTAGTTTATGAATATTATAAAAATAATAAACCTCATTTAAATAACGAGGATATTAATTTTTTAATGCAAAAAAACTTTGCTTATGATGAAGAGGTTGCAGAACCTTCTGAAATTAAAGCAAAACAATTAGCATTTAAAGAAGAATTATATGAAGCTCAAAGGCATTTTAATGATTCTAAGGAAAAGTACTATGCAGATCTTAAGTTAAGAAAGCAAAATGAAGTACCTGAAGAATATAAAGAAGCCCAAGACTTTTATAACGAAGCAACTAAAATACAGGAAAGAGCAGAAAAATTAAAAAACACATTTGATACTAGAACAAATAATTTCTTTAGCGAAGAGTTCAAAGGTTTTGACTTTAAAGTTGGAGATAAAAAATATAGGTTCAAAGTAGACGATGCAAAAAAAGTAAAAACAGCTCAATCAACAATTGACAACTTTATTAAACCTTATTTAAATAAAGAAGGTGAAATGGAAAAAGTTGGAGATTATCATAAAGCTTTATTTGCTGGAAGGAATGCTGATAAATTAGCAGCCCACTTTTATGAACAAGGCCGTGCCGATGCTATAAAAGAAACAGTAAAAAAATCTAAAAATATTGATATGACCCCACGCAGCGATAATTCCGCTGTTCAAAATTCAAATAGTAAAGTTAGAGTTGTTGAAAATGATTCCTCAAATAGGTTGCGCATAAAATGGAATAAATAATTTTTAAAATTTAAAAAATGGCTTTTACAAGTGGAATACCAGCAGCTTTGCAACCAACTCAAAGCAAAGCTCTTTATACTGGTAACTATATTGATTTTACAGATAGCTCATTCAATCAATGGGCTCAACAATTTTTACCTGATGTATACGAACAAGAAGTTGAAAGATATGGAAACAGATCTATAGGTTCTTTCCTTCGTATGGTATCAGCGGAGATGCCATCTACTTCAGACCAAATTATTTGGACTGAGCAAGGTAGATTGCACACAAGATATGCTAACGCTATCTATTTAAGTGCTGCAGGCACAATGCCAACTTCTGGAACTACTGCCGGCACAGCAAGTGCATCTTCTAGCGGAGGTGTTGTATTGAACTTTAA